ACGTTTCAATCCACGCACAGTGTGCATATTGCACACTGTGCGATACTTAACTTACGAAGAAATGCAGGTCTTGAACAGGCACGCAACATCGAGACACATCGGAGCGACATCAACATTTTCGCTCGCTTCGTATACCCAATGTTTCTCGGCCTCTTCGCGATAGCTGCGAATCTCACGATAAACTCCACCGTCATAGGCAACTCGATACTGATAACCCGGGAACGCAGTCATGAGACCAGGACCAGTCGGAGACTTGTAATAAACCATACAGTGACCTTTATTGTCCTGATTCCAGACCCATTTCGGCACCGACATCGAATGTGCGGCAGTTTCTTTTTCCGTTGTGTAAATAGCCTTACCAACGTGGACCTCTTTGAGCCCGCAAACCGCTGCAATCAACGCTTCATCGGTCATAAGCGGATTCGTATACTTCATTCTTTCAACTAATCCGCCTGTCGCCGTTGCTTTTGTCTTGAGAATCTGCATGGTCTGGTAATCCATCCACAGTGCATTCGGCAAAAGACCAGTCGCTTTGGCAACCGTCGTTTTAGCGTTTTCGATGTCAAAAATAAAACTATTACCTGTCGTGTCTAGTGCCCATGCCCCTGCTCCGCCACTCGGTGCCGATCCGCCGCTGGTGCCGTCTGCCCACGTTGCCCCAAAAATACTGTTGGCAACCATGAGTTCTCGCGCCCTGTCCAGTCTGTCGGAAATATTAAGCACGGCAGATTGTTCCGGGTTAAATGGCAAATTACCAGGCATGGCCGATGCCCGACGCAGTTCATCCGAAACTACGTTGCCGTTGGCAATTTCTCTCGGATCCAGGTTCTGCGTTGACAATTGCATGTCATATCTTTTCGCCACGGAATTTTCGGATCTGAAAATATCGTCGCCTGAATTAAACCAACTCCATTTTGCAAACTTAACGACTTTAGTCTGCAGATTGAGTCCGTCAATGGTCGGATATATCATATCGGCGATAAATTCCGGGTTCCGGTAACCGATGGATACGTTCTGCAACGCACCACGTACGACTACACTTTGAACGGCTGGGAAACTCATAATTTTATTCTCCTGTTAAAAGTTTTTAATTTCTGTTTATGCATTGCTGATCATATTCGAATCAGTCAACCTCACTGCTATGATGTTATTGGTCGCATCCGACGCTTCCAGAACAATGGCCCTGCCAAGCGTACTGTCACCGGTACATGCCGTGCCGAGTCCCTGACTGTCACTGGTCAACAGAATTCCAGGCACATAGGCATTATCGACTTTAAGTTTTGTCACGCCGACATATGCAACGCTGCATACATTTCCGATCGGAGGAGTGTTTGTTATAATTCCCTCGATTTTGGAATTGACCGTTGCGGGAACTACTCTTGATGTACTATCAAGTTTTACAAAAATCGGCCCCGTTGTTGCCGAAAAATCAAAATTTCCCGCTGGATAAGATGCGGATAACGGATTTAGCTGATAACCCATAAGATTTATTCTCCTTTTTTATTAGTTAAGATAACTTTCGTCAATATATTCCCTGACTTTATCCGGGTATATTGCACGCACTCTATCTAAAGCCGTCGAATATTGGAGTGAGGGTTCCGCTTTTCTTAGTTTGGCAATCTCCTCTTCAACAAAATTTGCTGGCTTGTTTTCCGGAGCTTTCCCGACCAGAATTTCGTTGAAATCCATAATCTTAGGCATAGCACTGAGATAAGCTTTATATTGATAAACGGATGATTTTAATTCATCCGTTTCTGCAAAGTTGTTTACTTTATCGAGTTCGGCCCTGGCCTTCATATTTATAATTGCCTGATCCACATCACGCGGCAACATCCGACCTTCGGTTACCAAACCGTCCACAAAACTTTTATAGGAATCCGTCACTTGCTCGGTTTTCTTTGCCACCAGTTCAGTTTTTAACTGCTCGTTTTCAGCCTTGAGAATTTTAATTTCCTCCGCATAATTAACGGCGGGGACTTCAACAGGCGGAACAACAGGCGGCGGAACAACGACAGCTTCGACGACGACAGGAGCGGCTGCAACCATTTCAATTTTTTTCTCCGCCTTTTCCACAATCGGCTCAGCAACTTTCGGTTCTACCTTGGTCTCTACAACTTTAGTGTCAGCCATGTTATCTCCTTTGAAATTTTTTGTATCAATTTTAAATAATTCGAATAATCTTTTGAAGAATTTATTTTCGGACTTTAGACCATTTATATCCACGGGTTCTTCCTCCTGACTGAATTCATATGTATCATACTTCTCTTCTGTCGAAAACTTGAACGGGGCCAACCCGGGCACCGCAGGCTGGGCTGCGCCGAGAAAACCAAGGTGGCGTATTGACATATCAGGATATAGCGAAATACTGCGGGTTTTATAAAGCCCTTCCTTTAATGCGTTTACAAATGCTGGCTGCAACTGACCTATTTTCAATTTTAAAATCCCGCCGATTGCTTTTGCCTTTTCGATCCAGCCATATGCTGGAGCATCATGCGTCGGATGCCCTATCACAACAGGAGCAATGCGACGCTCGGGATTATTCGCGTCGTTGCTGACATTATATTTTTCTGCGATGGTTTTAATATCGTCGTTGGTCCAATTTTTTGTGTCGCCGTCGCTGTCGGTGTGCGTCCCGGACCTAAAAGCCTCTACCCAATATTCCTCATCGTCATCGTCGTCTTCTTCTTCAACCATTTCATCAATTTTTTTACAGCTGGCCATATCTTCCTCATCCAACGCCGACCGTACCACAACATCGGCAACGGCAACATGATCAGAAGATTTTTTTGCCGGTTCCACGCTTATTGGGTTTTTATAACCGTGCTTAGAGGCCCAGGCTCGAGCCTCTTCAACGGAAAATTTTGTCTTATCAAACCGAATTGCCTGGATTTCTGACCCAGAACCGGATTTAAAACCTATAATTGCATCAATTCCGGGGGCTAAGTTCTTGCGAATAAAGCGGTTATACTGTCCTGGATCCGTTAATCGTATGGAATGTTCGGACGGATAAGGCATTTTATCTCCGCAAAAAAATTTTTTTTACCCGCCTAGGAGGCCCTAGGATCGATAATAATGCTTCGAGGCATACCTTGCTACCTTATTATTAAAGGAATTCAGCACGAAAATTTACTTAAAATGTTTAAAATTGTACGATTACCCATAATAATAGGTATATGTACTATAAATCCGACACAAATTTGGCATTTTTAAGCACAAAACTGGTGCAAAACAAGCTCATTTCAGGCAAAACTCACCATAAATCGCGATATTTTGTTTAACTATAGGAGGCACAAAGACTTATGAGACCATCACGTCGTTCCGAGAAAAAAAAGCAATGGTTGGACGCTTACGCCAACGGCCTGAACATCAGCAAAGCCTGTGCAGCGGTTGGCATCAATAGGCAAACATTTTATGTCTGGACCAAAGATGATTCCAAAAATAAAAATTTTGATCGGGACTTTGCCCTGGCCGTTGGCGAGGTCGAGGATTCCTTTGTTGATATCTGCGAGGATAAGGTCAGGCAGCGTATCATGAAGGACGAATGGGTCGCCACAAAATATTTTCTAGAAAACCGGGCACCGCACAGATGGAAGGATTCACAAGGACCCATCCCGGTAGAACTGTGCGGAGGGACAACCTTACAGGTAAAACTAACAAAGGTCATCGATGGATCGTCAGAGCCAACCGCTTGATTTAGATCTTAAGTACCTGCCGATGCAAGACCTTGTTTTCAACAAGGAAACTGCCCGCTACGTGGTCTTGGCAAAAGGAAGACGCGCTGGCGGAACCTATGGAGCTGCACTATTCTGCATAGAACAACTCTGCGAGGGCAAGAAAGGCCTTTGGGTTGACACAATACAGGTAAACCTGTCCCTTTATTTCGAGCGCTATTTCCTGCCTGTTCTGACTAAAATGCCAAAGATGGATAGGTTTAAACATCGGATCTGGGTGTGGCAAGATCAAAAAAAAGTTTTGAAGGTCTTTAACGGCTATTTAGATATGCGAAGCGCCGAGCGACCGGAAAATCTGGAAGGTTTCGGGTACGACTTCGTAATCTGCAACGAGGCAGGCATCATCTTCCGCGATGGTAAGTCCTTGTGGTACAACACTATAGCCCCAATGACCATCGATCGACGGGCCCGCGTCTTCTTTGTGGGCACTCCTAAAGGTAAACTTGATAAGCAAGGCAACGAGCACCTGTTTTTTGAATTCTGGAAAAAAGGCCAGACAGGAGATCCGGACTGGAAGAGTTATCAATTTAACAGTTATAAGAATCCTAAACTCTCCGTGGACGCCATCAAAACACTAGAACGAGACACGCCAGCAATCGTGCGGGCCCAGGAGATTGGGGCAGAGTTCATAGACATAACAGGCAATCAACTTTTTCAGGACAGCTGGTGGAAATATGTCGATGCGATGCCCGAGGAAATAGAAATAAAAAGAAAAATTTTATCGTGGGATACGGCCTTCAAGGAAAAATCCATTGAAATATCACCTTTTAAAAAAAGAAGGGACCCGGACTTTTCCGCTTGTACCTATTGGATTCAGACCAAAGATAAATATATCTGTGCCGATTTATTTGTAGACCGATTGGATTTTCCTAAACTTCTTGCCAAGACAAAAGAGCTGTTCAACAAATATAAACCTGATGTGGTTCTTATCGAGGACAGGGCTAGCGGTCAGTCGTTAATACAAATGTTTCAACAGTCAACAATGCCTGTGGTACCATATAAAATCGATCGCGATAAAGTGAGCAGGGCTACGGCTATTTCTCCACTGCTCGAGCAGGGCAGGGTCGCTTTGTTGGCTGGTAAATGGAACAAAACACTGACAGACGAATTCTCACTGTTCCCCACAGGACAGCACGACGACGTGGTTGACTCATGCACACAATGCCTTTTGTATATGAACGGGTCAGGGACTTTTGGCGAGATAAGACCGGTCATCAGCAAATCGGTTATAACAATGGGTGATGAAATGAAATGCTTCGAACCGCATAAAATAAAAATTCAGCGTGAAAATGTTTTATCGGGATATCTGCAATAACAGATGAAAGGATTTTTATATGGGACGTTACAGAAAATTCCAGAATAACATGGTACGAACCAGCAGTTTTACCTCGCGGTCAATATCGGCTGAAATTGCCACACGCAAAACGGCGTGGAATGATTGGGGAACGACTTTTTCGTTTCTCCCGAATCCGTCCGAAACCCTGCGGGCCATGGGGAAAGATATTTCGGAATATAAATATCTGCTGGAAGACTCACATGTCAACGGCTGCCTATCCTCACGCAAGGCCGGGGTACTAGGACAATCCTGGTCGCTTGACAGAAACAACTGCCTGCAACGGCAGTACGAGATTATAAAATCGATATTCGATGGATGGCCTATCATCGAAATATCGAATGAAATGCTGAACGCCTGCTTTTTTGGGTATCAGCCTGCAGAAACGCTGTGGGAAAAAGTGCTTGGTCTGGTATTACCTAAAGCCCTGGTGCCAAAAGACCCGGACTGGTTTAGATTCAGTGATACCAATGAGTTGCGTTATATGTCAAAAACAAACATGACTCAAGGCGAAGAAATACCACCATATAAATTTATTGTTGCTCGCTACCGAGCCAGTTACGAGCGCCCTTACGGCCGTCCACTGGGGAGCTGCGTGTATTGGCCGGTAAAATTCAGGCATGCCGGGATTAAATTCTGGACAATGTTTACCGAACGATTCGGAATGCCCTGGATAAAAGCCAGTTACCCTCTCGGAAGTCAACTTCCACGCGTACAGGAGATGATTGACATATTGGATAAAACAATCCAGGACGGAATCGTTGCCTATCCGACAGAATTTAATGTCGAGGCGTTGAAAATGAATGACACCGCTAGCAGCGACATATTTAAAAACTATGTCGAGGAAATGAATAAGGAAATATCGATCGGCATTCTCGGGCAAACGCTGACCACCGAAGTCGGGGAAACCGGAGGAGCCTATGCTCTCGGTAAGGTGCATGCAACCATACGTGACGATATTGTGGCCGAAGATAAAGCTATTATCGAGGGTATCTTCAATACATTAATATCTTGGATTTACGAGATCAACTGGCCAACCGCCGACATTCGTCCAAAGTTTAAGTTGATCGAGGCATCCGCACCGACCGAATCTGATGGCAAGCTGGCGGTTTATCTGAAGCAGGCAGGTGTTAAATTTACAAAAGAATATTTCCAGAAACGGTTCAATCTGGCTGACACGGAATTTGATATCAGTGCCGGTGACAATAACCCCTTGTTAAATCCCGAAAAAGATTTGGAAAATTCTGTTAATTCGTCGGTTGAAGATTTGACACACGAGACTAGAGATACAGGCAAGCCAACAGGAGGAAAATAAATGGATCCGATAGATGCCCTGAAGGAGTGGGTCATAGACCAGTATTTTAAAAAAGAAGCGTTTTATGGTTGGATGAAAGTCTTGATTCCGGTCATTATTATTTTCGTCTCAAGCTGCATAGCCTACGCTCTTGTAAATAACAGCAACGTGGCAGCGGCCCAGACCAGTATCAAGCAAACCGAACAGGCCATCGACAAATTAAATTCCGAGATAAACAGGAAGCTTGATCAGTTAATTGACAGGGCGAACCAGCAAGAGCGTCTGGACAGGGTCAGGGCCGGGAAATGAACAAAATCTGGAAAACAGATCCATGGTACAGACGCTGCCGACAGAATGCCATCAGGCAGCATGTTATAGAAAAACATGTGGAAACCGATCAGCAAATTCTCTACAAGTAGCAGGAAAATGAATCCAAAAAGCCAAAGGAACCGGAATGGCCGCGATTAGACATGCCAATATGAAAACTTTACTTTTAATACTCTTTACCGCAGTCTCGGTCAGGGCCGAGCTCAGTGATTCCGTCCGGGACTGGGCCATAAATTTCACCCTAGCCCACGAGGGCGGCTATGTACTTTACAAAGGAATAGACTACAACTATGGTTTGTCAGGTAAATATTACGGTAATGTACGGCACATCAGTCAGGACTCCGCTGTGTCAATATATAGACATATATGGCAGGAATCCAACGCGGGCATTATAAGCGACTCATGCATGGCCCTGGTTTATTACGACACCTACGTGATGTTTACACCTACGAGCGCACGGGCCCTGCTGGATAATTGTTACGATCCGCGTACATATCTATTAAAGCGACTGACTTTGCAGATGAATAATCTGTCACAATGCCCGATCGATCAGCAAAGAAAACATTTAATAGCGTGGAATAGACGCATAGTAGATCTGTTTAAACTTTGCCAATAAATAAGGAGAAACAACCTGATGAGTTCTGCCGACATGGACGCGATCCTTGCCCGTACCGACCGCCTGGAACAGATGGACAAGCGACGGTTTCAGGGCGACTTCTTCACCCCGCTGGCGTTCGCCAAGCTCGGGCTGGATTACATCGAGAAAGTTCTTGGCCCGAACTGGTATAAGGAGTATAAAATCTGGGATATGGCTTGTGGGACAGGGAACCTTGAGTATCATATTCCCACCTATGAGAATGTGTTCATGTCCACGATCGATACAGGAGAAGTATCGTATCTGAAAAGCAATAATATGTTTCCAGGAGCCACCATCTTCCAGTACGACTATTTGAATGACGATGTGGAATTGGTCATGTCTGGGGCCGACCTGCTTGATGACAAACTCGGCTGGAAACTTCCTCGGAAGTTGCGGGAGGCTCTGGCTGACAAAGCTAACAAGTGGGTGGTGCTTATGAACCCGCCTTATGCAACAAGCCAAGAAGCTGGTGCAACGAGCCCGAAAGCCACATCAGGTGAAAATAAAAAAGGTGTTAGTAATACAGCTGTTCGTAAAATAATGCATGAACAAGGTTTGGGTGAAGTATCAAGAGAGCTCTTTGATCAGTTTTTGTATAGGGCTACTGTTGAGGCACGTTCTTGCAATATGCATATTGGCCTGTTCTCAACAATTAAGTATATAAATGCTAATAATGACCAGAAATTTAGGGACAAGGTATTTCATTATCAGTTTAAGGATGGTTTCGTATTCTCATCCTCAAATTTTTCTGGAACAAGTAAACAGAACCCTTTTCCAATATGTTTTATGATTTGGAACTTGACAGAAAATAAAAAATTGGAAGATCAGAACATTGAAATAGATGTTCTGGACGAACAGGCTAATAAAACATTCAAGAAAAAAATTGATTCCAAAAACCGGAGAACATTTTTAAGTAAGTGGGTTAACAGGCCAACCACGGAAAATATTTTTCCACCTTTTAGTAGTGCCCTCACTATAAAGAAAGAAAATAAGGACATTAGAGATAGAATTGCAAAAGGATTTATTGCGTCATTTATGTGTAATGGTAATGATGTGCGTAATCAGAATTCGACGGCATTTCTTTCAGGTCCTTGTGCAAGTGCAGGGGCGTTTTCTGTTACATCAGAAAATTTTGAGAAATCCGTGACTACGTTTTCTGTGCGTAAAGTAATCCCACACACATGGATTAATCATCAGGATCAGTTCTGTCAATCTAACTCTAACTTTTCTGACGATTTTATTAATGATTGTGCTGCATGGACACTTTTTGATAGTAAAAATCAAACGGCTTCCATCAAAGACGTGGAATATAAAGGCACGACCTATCAGGTTCGGAATCAGTTCTTCCCGTATCTCCTCTCCGAGTTAAGAGAATGGGACACGCCCCATGACTTGTCTGGTCAGCTTCGTACTGCACAGGACACCTTCGTGGCGAACTGGCTCAAGGGTAGAGCACTATCGGCAGAGGCTCAGACTCTGCTGGACGCTGGCCGTAAAGTGTATCAGGTGTTCTACAAGGAGTGGAAGAACCTGAACCTACGGAAGTTCAAGATAGACTATTACGACTGTGGCTGGTATCAGATCCGTAATGCTCTGCTGGATGCCAAGGTAGGGCTGGAAGAACTGAACGCAGTCAAAGAAGCCCATACGAAGCTGGCTCTGAAGCTTCGTCCGAAGGTCTATGACTATGGGTTTCTGGATCATCAATAAGGAGATTTTTATGAAAAAAATAATGGCATTTTTACGGCGTTGTGTCTGCAACATCGAAGGCAAACTGTCTTGGCGGCGTTTGGGAATTTTGTTAATTACGCTATCAGGAGCGGTCCTTGCCGTACAGGCATCGACGCCTGAACTACACCTTGCGGTTAATGTTATCATTGCGTGCAAAGCCTGCGTGGCTCTTGGCATTTATTTCGGCCTGGCAGGGTTGCAAGACGCGGCCGACAGAAAAAACGGAATAAAATGACCTGGTATGGACTCCTGGCACGCATAGATGTCGTGCTACACAAAATACGACACCCGAAACACAGGATGATCTGGCGTTATAAGCCTGATGCACTTTGCCCGGGCGACATCGTATGTGACACGTGCGACGTCATCTTCTGGTGCAGGGCCCAGGAGCTGACACAAAAACAGATTGAAGAAGGATTGAGAAACTATGATAAACATTGACATCAGCAACTACACGGCGATGCTTGACAGTATCTACGACCAAGGCAACGACCTGCCGCTTGACGAGATCGGACAACTGTTGGTCGAGTCCGTCCACGAAAATTTCAGGCTCGAAGGGAGACCCGAGAGATGGGCTGAGCGCCAGGACGACAACCCCTGGCCCATCCTGTACTATACCGGAACTCTATATGACTCAATACATTATAGCACCTATCGCGACGAGGTCACGGTTGATGACGACACGGATTATGGGGTGTGGCACAATGTGGGCACGAGCCGTTTACCAAAGCGAGAATTTTATTTGATCCAGGATGAGGACGAACGAGAAATTATGGATCTGATAGCACAAAGTTTTCAATCGTAAACCACATGAAAAAAAGAAACCCTTATACAAGATGGTACAGCACCGCCAAGTGCGAGTCGTGTGAGCACGGCGACATATGCACTATACTCAACCCGCACTATTGCGAATCATATATTCCCGCGGTGTCAAGCCCGATGGATATGGCGGACGAGGATTATGAAATTCCGGCGGAATGACCTGCTGCTTATAAACTTCATCGACCACAGTTCAGGCGTGGACGAGGCCATGGAATTCATCGCGATCGGCCGTCTGGTTGACATAAATGAGCGCCGCATACTCATTGACAGTTGGGCGTACGCGGACCCGGACACGCCACGCGATATCAATGTCGATCGTATGAGCGTCGTACTTGGGGCGGTATCCAGGATCACTCTTCTACGGCAAGGTCCATCCATTAAGCTCAGACATAATATAAACGAGAGGCACCTATATGCTTTACAGAACAAAGCTGATAAATAACATTGCCGCCGAGCCATGGACAGGCAACCCCTGCGATATCGAGCGCATGGGCCTGATTACCTTTCCGGAGATCGACAAGATGACAGTCTTCCAGGAAACCCGCAAGGGTCTTGTACGCGTCGAGCGTGGTGATATGGTTGTGTTCATGCCTTGTGGAGAAAAATATGTCCTACCCTGGGCTATCTTCAGAAAACTTTTCCATCTGCAGGAATCGGCGCAGTAAATCAGTATACTCGTTCCGTGCCGATTGTCCAAGATCTGTTACACGCTTTCCCTGGACCTTATACCGCAAATAATCCAACGGCCGCGTGCTATCTGTGTTGGATGCAATAAAATCGCGGAAACGATGCACGCGCGTGTTCAAATCGTAATACGGTTCTGGATTGTAACCCCTTATGTCGTCGTTAATTACAACGGTCTCACGTATTGGTTGGAATGTTGTGTTTATACAGTTTGTCAAGCAGCCATAAACATATGTGCTAAACTTAACGCCGCGGGATGAGTCATAGCGCTGGAGGATCGGGTCCGTACATAGCCGCAGGTAAAACTTCTGCTGCATATCCTCTTGTAAATCCTTGTCGTACCAGACACGGCTATGCACCATAGCCTGGATGTCGGCATTGTTGCGTTTGTAAAAATCCTCTACTGTCGTGCTATCGTGCATCCTTATTTACCACATGTCAGCGGAAACTGAAACAGCTTCCATTTATCCTTTGTCAATTTACTGACAATGATGATCTTCCCGGGCACGCGCCTCAGCCAGACGTGGTTGAGCTTTACATAATTACGTTTAAGATACACATTCCATTGCTTTGCTGTCATACCTGTGTAAAAAATATTAATAGATTATTAAACATTATATCGGCGGTGGCAGAATTATTAAATTTATTTTTTCTGCTGGCGCGTATAACATCTATATGCGCTACTACTCAGGCAAATGCAAACGTCCGGATATATATAGCCACTCGCTGCCTACATCATATGACGATGACAGAGTGCAGGCTGCTGCCATTAGCACGAGTATGACGGCACTTGAGTATTTTAATCACATGACAGGACTTAACTGGTTCGAATCCAGTGAGTTACGAAAGAAATTACCAGCGGTTTATCAAGACATCCTGCATCTTTTTTTTGAAAAGGCTAAAACGCAGAAACAATGCGGGGATATCCTAGGCTTAACACAGGGCAATGTCAGCGCCATTCTGCGGCAGATTTATATACAATTGTCGTGGTTGTCAACAGCCGAGAATTTAGAACGGACAGTAAAACAACGTGCGGGTGGCGCGGGTAAGGGTGTGGGCAGGGGTAGGTACCGCGATCTCGCAACCGGCAATCGGGTGGTAGCATTAGTAAAGTCGGGTATGACCAAGCAGCGGGAAATCGCCGCCGCACTACATATCAGCCAGGGAACAGTTTGCATATGGTATAAAAGGCTGGACATACACCCGCCGCATGGCAAAATGCCGTGGTCAATAGAGCGGCATCGTCGGCAACAAATTGATTTCGACAGGAGGTTCCCATGGATCAATTAAAGTATCAGCTCGAGCTGGCTAGTTTTGATGAAAAGATAGCATTGGCCGAACTCGAGGAAAGCAAGGCCGCTGGAAGAGTTCGGGAACTTAAATATGAACGTACCCGGTTCTGCATGCAGTGGCTGGAGTTGATAGCAAAAACAACCTACGCCGCACAAGCTCAACCGCAGACTGGGCCTATCCAAGATATACCCAAGGGCACGATCGTGGCACCTTGAGGCTTATAGGCGGCTAAAACGGCATGATCAAGCCCTGCGCGGGAGCGGATTGAAATAAAATGAAGACTATTACGAGAGTTATTAAACATAGGAACTATTATAAGCGTACCCGCTATGATATACTGCAATCTCGACCAGGTCGTCTGATACTAGGACGAGTCGAGAAATTAACTGCTATAGCACAACTGCCGATTAAGCCCGGCAATATAAGGCATTCGCGACGCAGCCCCCAGCAGATGAAAGACTGGTATAAGGTCTGAAGACGCTACCGCGCTGCTTACCAAAAGTTATAACGGTTATAACTCCCGGGAATTACTTCAGACTATGCCTCGACGGGTTATTGCTATCCAGTTTCTTTTTCAGACCA